GATCCGCCGCGAGATTCTGGGCATCACGAGCTGATGACCAGCATCCGTAACGGTAGCCTGCCGCCGCCGGATGGCGATCGCCCGCCGGCGGTACTGCTGCGGTATCAGCGGCGCTGGGTGGCCGATACGTCTCCGGTCGCCATCTGGGAGAAGTCGCGACGGATCGGGGCGAGCTGGTGCGATGCGTCCGATTCCGTGTTGGTTGCGGCTCCTGCATACGGGGCGATGGACGCGCTCTACATCGGCTACAGCGAGGACATGACCCGCGAATACATCAACGACGCCGCGATGTGGTCGAAGGCGTATTCCCATGCGATGTCGTGGGTTGGCGAGACGCTGTACGAGGATGACGGCGACAGCATCAAGGCGTTCCGCATCGACTTTGCGAGCGGCAAGAAGCTTCTCGCGCTGTCGAGCCGCCCGCGCTCGATCCGAGGCAAGCAGGGCCGGGTGACGATCGACGAGGCCGCATTCCACGATGATCTGCCCGGGCTGATGAAGGCGGCTCTGGCGATGCTGATCTGGGGCGGCCGGGTGCGGCTGATCTCATCGCACAACGGGACCAACAACCCGTTCAACGAGCTGGTGGAGAACGTGCGGGCCGGGCGCCTGAACTATTCACTCCACCGTACGACCTTTCGAGACGCAGTAGAGCAAGGGCTGTATCAGCGCGTCGCGCTGATACAGGGCGCCCGTCTGGTCGACAAGACAGAGGATGAGTGGGTCGCAAAGATCTACGCGATGTACGGCGAGACAGCGGCCGAAGAATTGGACGTGATCCCGAGTGAGGGCGGCGGGGTGTACCTGCCGATGGCCCTGATCGAGTCGCGGATGAGCCGGGAAACTCCAGTGATCCGCAAGCGCTGGGATGCTGCATTCCAGCTGCTGCCGGAACCGCAGCGCCGGCTGGAAGTGGCGGCCTGGCTCCGGGAGGAGGTGCTGCCGATCCTCGAACTGCTCGACAAGGAGCGCGTGCACGGATTCGGGTTGGATTTCGCCCGCGTCGGCGACCTGACGGTGATGCCGGTTCTGGAGGATGGGTGCGACCTGGTGCAGCGATGCAAGGTGTCGATCGAGCTCGGCAATTGCCCTTTCAAGCAGCAGGAGCAGGTGCTCGAGTTCGTTGTCGATCGGCTGCCGAACTTTCGCTTTGGCGCGCTCGATGCGAGCGGCAACGGCGCGGCGCTGGCGGAATTTGCGTCGGACACCTACGGAGCAAGCCGGATCGCGCAGGTGAAGCTGTCCGAGGCGTTCTACTTGGCTGAGATGCCGCGCTTCAAGGCCGCTTTCGAGGATGGCACCATTGACGCCCTGCCGCGCGACGAGGAGTGCCGCGACGATCTGCGGGCGATCAGGCGGATCAACGGGGTGCCGAAGCTGCCGAGCTTGGCGACGCAGCGTGCCGGTGGCGGGGAAGGCGCGGCAAAACACCAGCGACACGGGGATTTTGCGATCGGTCTGTTCCTGGCGAACTATGCTCTGCGCCAGGAGGGCATGCCGGGGCGCTGCGATGGCTTCGAGTCGGTACCGCGGCGCACGATTGGCAATGCCGGCGGCCGGCACAGCGCGGACGATGACGACAGCGGAGATGAAGCAGGGATGCGATCCAGGCACATGCTATGAGCACCATTGTGGACCAGTTCGGCAGGCCAATCGACCGCAGCATGCTGCATGAGCCGCAAACGGCGGCGATTCGCGCGCTCGAGAACCAGTACCTGACGCCGATGCTGGACGGCCTCTCGCCTGCTCGGCTGGCCGCGACTTTGCGGGCCGCTGACTCCGGCGATCTGATCGGGCAGCATCGCCTGTTCGCTGATATGGAAGAGCGCGATCCACACTTGTGCGCGGAGATGGGCAAGCGGAAGCTGGCGCTGCTCAATCTCGACTGGGACATCGTTCCGCCACGGAACGCAACGGCCGCGGAAAAGGCGTCCGCGGAATGGGTCAAGGAGGTGATCGGCGACGGCGTCGACGATTTCGAGGACCTTGTTCTAGCGTGCATGGACGGCGTTGGTCACGGATTTGCCGGCGTTGAGCTGGCGTGGCGGCAGGATGGACGAGAGTGGTTGCCGGAGTTCTTTCCGCGGCCACAGGAGTGGTTCCAACTCACGCAGGATCGCACGGCGCTTCGGCTGCGGGACGGCAGCGCGGATGGAGCGGCTCTGGCGCAGTTCGGCTGGATCCTTCACGAGCACGGCAAAGCGAAGACGGGGTACATCGCGCGGATGGGCATTTACCGCGTCCTGGCGTGGCCGTTCTTGTACAAGGCGTACGGGATCGGTGATTTTGCTGAGTTTCTCGAGTCGTACGGCCTGCCAATCATCGTCGGCAAGTACGCCAAGGGGGCGACCGCATCAGAGAAGGCCAGCCTGCTGCGGTCGGTGACTGCTCTGGGGCACGATGCGCGCGCAATCATGCCGGCCGACATGATTCTGGAGGTGCAGAAGATCACCGGCGGCGCCACCGGAGGCGGCTCACATCTGGACATGGTGAGCTGGGCAGACCGGGCGCAGAGCAAGTGCATCCTTGGTGGCACGTTGACCAGCCAGGCGGACGGCAAGACGAGCACGAACGCGCTCGGCAATGTCCACCAAGAGGTGCGGCACGACATTCTGGAGGCGGATGCGCGGCAGATCGCTGGCACGCTGACTCGGCATCTGGTGTATCCGCTGGTGGCGCTGAACCGAGGCCGACTCGACAGCCTGCGGCGCTGCCCGCGCCTGGAGTTCGACACAGGGGTGCCGGAGGACTTGGTGGCCTACGCGGATGCGATTCCGAAGCTCGCCGGGTTGTTCAGTATTCCTGCCTCCTGGGTTCGCGATCGGTTGCATATTCCCGAGGCTGCTGACGGAGAGGAAGTGCTCGGCGTTCGGCCTCCTGCCGGCGTCGATGGGGACGATGGCAAGCAAGTGCCAGCCTTGCCGACTGTGGATGCGCCGAGCGCTGCGGAGCTGGCGGCGCTGGCCGCCACAACGGGCGGCGCTGTCGGCGCGAAGGAAGACTCTTTGCGCCGCGCACAAGGCGCTGTCGAAGATGGGATGACCGCGGAAATTGACTGGCAGCATGTCACGACACCACTCTTCAAACCGATTCTCGATGCTCTGAAAGAGGGCCTGGATCCGGAAGAGATTCTGGCTCGCATGGGCGAGTGGTTTCCGATGATGAACGACGACCAACTGGTTGAGGCGTTGTCTCGGGCGATTTTCGTGGCGGATTGCTGGGGGCGCCTGTCGGCCGGCGCGAATGATTGACCGGGTATGTCGATCGACCTTTCTGCGCTAGTCAATCTGCCGCCAGATGAGGCCATCGCGGCCTTCAAGTCGAAGGGTTTCGCCATTTCGTGGGACTGGCACGACACCTGGAAAGAGGCAAATGCGGCGGCGTTTACCGTGGCTAAGCTCGTTCGCATGGACGTCCTGGGTGATATTCACACAGCGGTCGGCGCAGTGCTCGAAAGGGGCGAGACGCAGCGTTGGTTCGACCAGCGCTTGACGGGTCTTCTGCAGCAGAAGGGCTGGTGGGGACGAAAGATCGTCGTCGGCTCAGACGGCCAGGCCGAGGTCGTACAGGAGGGCAGTCCGCGCCGTCTGCAGACGATCTTCCGGACCAACGTGCAGACGGCGTATGCGGCTGGGCGATGGCAGCGCTTCGTCGACAATGCGGGTTCGCGGCCATACCTCCAGTACGTGGCAGTGCTGGACGGGCGCACCAGGCCGGCTCACGCACGCCTGAACGGGAAGATCTTCCCGATCGATAGTCCGGTGTGGTCTGTGATCGGTCCGCCAAACGGCTTCAATTGCCGCTGCGCCGTTCGCGCACTGTCCGCGCGAGACCTGGAGCGCCGTGGTCTGCGGATCGAAACAGAAGCGCGGATCATTGAGCGGGAAGTCCCGCTGCGCCGCCTCGTCGATCGTCGCACCGGTGAAGTCGACCCACAGAAGCTGGTGCAGCGTGGCGTGTCGGTCCCAGATCCGGCCCGTCCTGGAAAGCGGACGGTGCTCTGGGCTGATGTGGGCTGGGACTACAATCCGGGCGCTGCCGGAGCGGCTCGGATTGCCGACCTGGTCGAACGCAAGCGGATGAATCTGCCGAAAGAGCTTGCTCAAGCCGTCTCGATCGACGCCCGCAAACCAGCGCCACAGGTGGCTGATAAGGCTCTTGCGTACTGGGACAGCACGACGCGCGCGGGCCGCTGGCACGACGCATCGTTCGCCAACGCACCGGATTGGTTGAAGAAGCAAATTGCCTCCGTCGGTGATCCGAGAGACCTGAAACAGACCCCGGGAATGGCCGCGAGCTGCAGCTGGCGGCAGCATATCGAAATGGGATCGAGGCGCTTGGATGACCCGCGCGC